CACCACAGGTAACTGAAGGTGATTCTAAATATGTTACAGGCGCTAAACCTGGAAACATATACAATACAGTTACGAATGAACTGTATGATGGTAAAAAAGGAATTAAAGTTATTCCTTGTTACTATAAAAAAGACTATCCAGAATGGTCTGAAAGAGGAGAAGGATCTGCAGCTCCGGTTGCATTACATGCTCCTAACAGTCCAGTGATAGCTACAGGTAAGAGAGAAGGATCTAAAATTAGATTACCAAATGGTAACTATTTAGAAGAGACTGCATCTTACTATGTAATGGTAGAAACTAAAGCAGGTGGTTATACCCCAGCTTTAATTACCATGAAATCAACTCAACTCAATGTGAGCAAGAAGTGGAACGCAATGATGAAAACTGTTCAGATCCCTGACGGTAAAGGCGGATTTGCAGTTCCTCCAATGCATGGTGTTGTATACAACTTATCATCTAACTTACAAAAAAATGATAAAGGTAGTTGGTATGGTTGGGTAGTAACACAAGATCGAATTTTAGAAACCAAAGATAAATCTTTGTACTTAAGTGCAAAAGGTTTTTCTGGTGACGTAAAAAAAGGATCGGTGCAAACAAGAGCTGATGTAGAAGAGAAGATAACAGAGAACGTACCGTTCTAGGTTAATTAAGAAACGGGGCTCGGTAATACGGGCCCCACAAATATGGTAAGTTATGAAAGAAAAATTTAAAGAAATATTTGCTGGGTTTCAAACAGCATATGGACAGTATCAAAAAGGAGAACGTGGAGAAAATGGAAAACAAAAAGGAAAAGCATTCATTGTTAGAAAACCGGTCACGGATAACCTTTGGGAAGATCATCTTAATGGTATTGATCCTGCTTTGGGTATTATTCCCATTAATGAATCTAATAATTGTAAGTGGGGTTGTATTGATATTGATCAGTATAATCTTGAACACAAGAACTTAATACAAAAGATAAGAAGTTTAAAACTTCCACTCATAGTTTTCAGATCAAAATCTGGCGGAGCACATGTATTTTTATTTACAAAAGAATTTATACCTGCATCTTTGATGCAGTCTACGCTTAAAAAAATTTCAGATGCATTAGGATATTCAGGTGTTGAGATATTTCCTAAACAAACTGAAATACTTGTGGAACGTGGGGACACAGGTAATTTTTTAAATCTTCCCTACCATAACCAAACCAAAGGATTAAGATATGCTTTCGACGATAATGGCTCCGCTGTGTCACTTGAGGAATTTTATAAGCTCTATGATGTTTATGCGTGCAGCAGGGAAGAAGTTGAGAAAATTGAAATCAAAGAAGAAAAAATAGAAGAAGCATTTAAAGATGGGCCTCCATGTTTAAATAGATTAGCTCGCGATGGCTTTAGCGAAGGATCTAGGAATAATGCATTGTTTAATATCGCCATATATTTTAAACAATCAGATCCTGATACTTGGCAAGATAAAGTCGTCGAAGCTAATCTTAAATACATGACAAAGCCATTAAGCAATAGTGAAGTACAACAGTTATTAAAATCAGTTGGTAAAAAAGGTTATGATAAATATAGATGCAAACTTCCACCAATTGTAGATGTTTGTAATGCATCCCTATGTAGAACTAAAAAATTTGGTGTAGGTTCTGAAGAAGATGCTATGCCTTTGTTAAGTAATTTACAAAAATATAATTCTAATCCACCACAGTATTTTTTAAATGTAGGTGAAGGAGAAACTTTAAGAAGAGTAGAATTAAAAACAGAACATTTAGCAAATCCTGTTATGTTCTCTATTGCATTACTTGAGAAAGCAGATCTTGTTATACCTAAATTAAAAGATAAAGATTGGAGAGAATTTTATTTAAAACCATTAATAGAGAGAATGGAAACGATTCAACCTTTAGAATCATTGGATCCTAAAAATCAAATAATTTCACTACTGCAAGATTGGACAACCAATAGACAAAATGCAAGAACTATGGATGATATCTTTAATAAACTTCCATACACAGATGATAAAAGAGAGTTTACATATTTTAGAATGGAAGACTTTTATAATTTTTGTAAAAAAAATCATTGGGAGATGGACAAACCTAAAACAGGTAATTTAATTAAATCTTTAAAAGAAGATAAAATATTTATAGAAGAAACTAGAATGAAGATTAAAGGTCAAGAACCTAGACTTGTTAAGATTAAAACTATGAAGAAGATTGATGGATCTGTAACACAAGTTAAATATCATGAGGAACATTTTTAATGATAGGAATAAACTGGTTTTTAAAATACAGATTATTGAAACAAGAATTAGATAAAACAAAATTGCAAAAAGAAATATTAGAAAGGAGGTTAAAAAAATATGAAGACAATTATATTAGGTCCACCAGGAACAGGAAAAACAACAACGTTGTTAAACTTGGTAGATGAATTTATTAAACAAGGAATTAAACCAAGAGAAATAGGTTATTTTTCTTTTAGTAAAAAAGCTGCAACAGAAGCTGCAACAAGAGCTGCACAAAAATTTGAATTAAGTCCTGAACATGATTTAATTTATTTTAGAACAATTCATTCTTTGTGTTTTAAGTTATTAAACATGACTAGAGACAGAATGATGAGTCCAGAAGATTACAGAGAATTTGGAATTAAATGTAATATACCTATTAAGACTGCATCTTATTCGGAAGAAGATGGTATATTTAATTCAGATAATGAATACTTAACCATTATTAATACAGCAAGAGTCAAAGGTATAGATCTTCTTGAGTGTTATGATTCAAGAAGAAATTTATTAGATGTGGAAAGAAATACTTTGTATTTAATTGACCAAGAATTGAAGAGATATAAAAAAGAAAAAGGATTAAAAGATTATACTGATTTGTTAGAAGAATTTGTTGAAAGAGATTTAGCTCCTAAATTTAAAGTACTATTTATAGATGAAGCACAAGATTTATCGTATTTACAATGGAAATTAATCAAATCTATATGGAAAAACGCAGAAAAAACATATATTGCAGGTGATGATGACCAAGCTATTTTTAAGTGGGCTGGGGCTGACGTAGATCACTTTATAGCGCTAAAAGATGAGGTGGACGAGATCAGGACGCTTAATCAATCTTATCGTATTCCTGGAGGTCCTATACACGAATTATCACAAAAAATTATATCAAGAGTTAAGAATAGATATGAAAAAGATTATAAACCAAGGCAAGAAACAGGTTTATTAAGATATTATACTGATATTACTCAAATAGATATGTCTAAAGGAAATTGGACAGTCCTTGCAACAGCAAATCATTTTTTAAATGATGTCAAAGAATTATGCGAATTACAAGGATGGTATTATCAATACAAAGGAATTAATTCTATATCATTAGATTTATTACTTGCATTAAGTAATTGGGAAGACTTTAGAAACAACACACCATTAAATTATCTTCAAATAAAAAACATATATAAATATTTAGGGGCCAATGTAACTCCTGGATACAGAGATGCTAAAACATTAAAAGCAGAAGAAAAGTATTTAATAAATGACTGTATGCAAAATCATGGTTTACTTACTAATAAAGTATGGTATGAATCATTTGAAGGTGTTGATACAATTACAGAAAATTATATTCGTAATATGAGAGCAAATGGTGAGAAGATAAATAAGACCCCTAGAATTCTTTTGTCTACAATTCATTCATTCAAAGGTGGTGAACAAGACAATATTTGTATTCTAACTGATCTAACTGCTGCCGCTGTAAGACAAAGCGAAGATGATCCAGATGATTTACATAGATTATATTACACAGCTTGCACTAGAGCTAAAAAAGAACTTCACATTGTAGACCCAAGAGATTTTAACAAAGCGTATATCATATGAGCAATAAAACATTTTTTAGACAAGTAGGTGGTAAACATTATAAACAAATGGCAATACAGCCATCTGTTTTTATTAACGAAAACAATTTACCTTTTGCAGAAGGCAATGCCATTAAATACATTTGTAGACACAAATTAAAAGGTAAGAAAGAAGATATATTAAAAGCAATTCATTATTTAGAAATGATTTTAGAAAGAGATTATAAAGATAAATGACAAGAACGTTTCAACAAATATTATTTACACCACAAACAGAATGGGTGGTACCCGAAGAACTAAAAGATCTTCGCGGTCATAAAGAAATTGCTGTAGATTTGGAGACCTGTGATCCGGAGTTAACAGAGCTTGGATCGGGGAACGTGGTTGGTCGTGGTAAGATAGTTGGTATTTCAGTAGCTGTAGAAGGTTGGTCTGCATATTATCCAATTGCTCACGAAGGTGGTGGCAACATGGATAAGAAATTAGTTTTAAATTGGTTACAAGATTTATTTAAACAAGACTCTACATTTATATTTCACAATGCAATGTATGACATATGTTGGTTAAGATCATCTGGAATAATTCCTCCAGTTAAAATTGTAGATACAATGATTGCTGCATCATTAGTAAATGAAAATAGATGGAGTTTTAGATTAGATGCATTAGCAAGAGAATATGCTGGGATAGGTAAAGATGAAGCTGTATTACAAGCAGCAGCAAGAGAATATGGAATAGATGCTAAAAAAGATATGTGGAAACTTCCCTCTATGTTTGTTGGCCAGTATGCTGAAAGAGATGCTGAATCAACTTTAAAACTTTGGCATAGAATGAAAGTAGAATTATCTGATCAAGATCTTTGGACCATATTTGATACAGAGACAAGATTATTTCCATGTCTTGTAGATATGAGATTCAAAGGTGTAAGAGTTGATGTTGAAAGAGCAGATAAAATTAAAAAAGAATTAATGGATAAGGAAAATAAAATAATCAATAAAATCAAAGACTTAACTGGTGTTTCTGTAGAATTATGGTCAGCAGCATCTATTGCAAAAGTGTTTGATGCTCTAAAACTACCATATGATAGAACAGAAAAAACTGGAGCTCCTAGCTTTACAAAAAACTTTTTATCAAATCATCCAAATGAAATTGCACAAGGAATTTCATATGCAAGAGAAATAAATAAAGCTCACACAACTTTTATAGATACGATCGTAAAACATTCTCATAAAGGAAGAATACATGCAGACATAAATCAAATTAGATCTGATCAAGGTGGAACTGTCACAGGAAGATTTTCAATGTCTAATCCTAACTTACAACAAATACCAGTAAGACATAAAGAATTAGGTCCATTAATTAGATCTTTATTTATTCCAGAAGAAAATCATAAGTGGGGAGTATTTGATTACTCACAACAAGAACCTAGAATATTAGTTCATTATGCTAAATTACAAAAATTAGATGGTATAGATGAAATTGCTAACGCATATAAATCAGGTGAAGCAGATTTTCATAGTGCTGTTGCAAAAATGGCTGGTATTGAAAGATCACAAGCTAAAACAATTAATCTTGGATTAATGTATGGAATGGGTAAAAATAAATTAATGGCTGAACTTGGGTTAATGAAAGAAGCAGCAGAAAAATTGATAGCACAGTACCATGCTAAAGCTCCATTCATTAAACAATTGATGCAAGCTGTATCAAGAAGAGCAGATGATTCTGGAAGAATAAGAACTTTAGGTGGAAGAGTTTGTCACTTTGATCTTTGGGAACCAACTACCTTTGGTGCAGGGATGCCTAAACCACATGTAGAAGCATTAAAAGAATATGGACATGGAATTAAAAGAGCTGGAACATACAAAGCATTAAATAGATTAATACAAGGATCAGCGGCTGATATGACTAAACTATCTATAATTGCATTGAGTGAAAATGGAATTATACCTCACATACAAATACATGATGAATTAGATGTATCTGTTGAACATAGTGAACAAGCTAAACAAATTGTAGAAATTATGGAATCAGCTATTAAATTAGAAATACCAAATAAAGTAGATTATGAATGTGGAAGTAATTGGGGCGATATTAAATAATATACAATGTCTTATTTAAATGCTAATATACCACCTATATACTGTAAAATAAGGAGAGAATATTTATATGACTTACGAAAACATCACGGCGAAACTGAAGATTGTGTGGTCTTTGCTATTGCAAGCATTCCAGGGCGTGCGATCTTATTTCATGCTTTACTTA